TAGTAGTAGACTCCGAGATAGAGAAGTCTACTAAAAATGGAGAAATACACAGAGATCCACAATAGAATGAGAGAATGTGTGCCAGGGGAGGTATCTGCAGTAGAGTGCCTGGATCTATTAGATCGGTTTTACGCTGTGAGACATGATGTTGTGGATCAGATGATAAAGCATGATTGGTCTGACAACAAAGACAAAGAACAGCCTATAGGCCATGTCTTGCTGATGGCAGGAGTACCGAATGAAGTCATACAAGGTATGGAAAAGAAGATCATACCTGGAAGTCCTAGTGGGCAGATTCTGAGATCATTTTTTAAGATGACACCAGATAACTACAAGATTACAGGGAGTTTAATTGAGTTTATTGAGGTGACAGTTACAGCTGATGTGGCAAGAGGAACACGTGAGAAAATCTTGAAGTATCAAGCAGGTCTAGAGTACATAGAACAGTTGCTGCATCAGGAGTCAGAAAGAGGCAATCTGCCAGGTGGTTATAGAATAAAGTTTGATGTAGTGGCAGTGAGGACTGATGGCTCAAATATATCAACACAATGGCCAAGTCAACGAAATGAGGGTGTCGTTCAAACAATGAGGTTAATTCAGGCAGATATCAATTACGTGAGAGAACATTTAATAAAAAATGATGAGAGATCAGCACTAGAAGCCATGTTCAATTTAAAATTCCATGTCAGTGGACCTAAAGCCAGGACCTTTGACATTCCTGATTATCGGCCCCAACAACTGTGTAACCCAAACATAGATAATCTCTTGAACTACTGTAAAAATTGGTTGACACGAGAGCATGAATTTGCCTTTGATGAGGTTAAAGGGCAAAGAGTTTTCAACATATTTGAAGCAGAAGAAATTAAGCATAAAGAAAGATACAATCCATCACGTAAACCAAGGAATTTTTTATTGATACAAGGAACCGTTCAAGGTCCATACTTGCCCTCAACTATAGCATCCGACCAGTACGATACAAAAGTTGGCTGTCTGGAGATATTAAAAAACCATCCTGAAACTCCGATACAAATATTAGCTAGAGATATGGCATTGAAATATATAATGTTGGATAAAGATGACCTTATAAACTACTATAACCCTAGAGCATATTTCAAGCAAACTGCTAATATAAAGGAACCTGGCACTTTTAAGCTGAATTTATCATCAATGGATCCTAAGGCCAAGGCACTGTTAGATGTTATCTCAAAGAACTCAAAAAAAGGTGTGTTTGGTGAGGTAATTGATAGTATAGAGATAAGTAGTTTAATACAGCAAAATGAGTGTTCTAAAGTCATAGAAAAGATCCTATCTGATTTGGAGATCAATGTTGGTGAAACAAGCCAAGGCCTAGATAATCCCAAGAGGACAACAGGTGTTGATGATATCTTAAAGAAGTTTTATGACAATGAGTTGGTCAAGTATATGTTACATATAGTAAGAAAGACAACAGCATGGCATATGGGGCATTTGTTAAGAGATATAACAGAATGTCTAATTGCACATGCTGGCTTGAAAAGATCAAAGTACTGGTCAATACATGGGTTCTCTCATGGTGGAATATTATTGATGATCTTGCCATCAAAATCACTAGAAGTTGCAGGTTCTTATATTCGGTTTTTTACTGTTTTTAAGGATGGATTAGGTTTAATTGACTATGAAAACTTAGATTCAACTGTGGTAATTGATGGTGTAAGTTGGTGTTTCAGCAAGGTTATGAGTTTAGACCTAAATCGACTATTGGCTCTGAATATATCTTTTGAGAAGACACTATTAGCAACAGCTACATGGTTTCAATACTATACAGAGGACCAAGGTCACTTTCCCTTACAACATGCATTGAGGTCTGTTTTTGCATTCCACTTTTTACTGACTGTGACACAAAAGATGAAATTATGTGCTATCTTTGATAATTTAAGATATCTAATCCCTGCAGTGACCTCGCTTTATTCAGGATATAAACCGTTGATTGTAAAGTTTTTTGAAAGGCCATTTAAGAGTGCACTTGATGTATACCTGTATACTATTATAAAAACACTACTTGTAAGCCTTGCACAAAATAATAAAATCCGCTTCTATTCAAAAGTTCGGCTATTGGGGCTTACAGTAGACCAATCAACCATTGGTGCAAGTGGAGTTTACCCTTCTTTAATGTCAAGAGTGGTTTATAAACATTATAAAAGTTTAATCTCAGAAGCGACTACCTGTTTTTTCTTATTTGAGAAGGGTCTTCATGGCAATCTTACTGAGGAAGCAAAAATACATTTAGAGACAGTCGAATGGGCTAGGAAATTTAGTGACAAAGAGAAGGCTTATGGTGCATATATTATGGAGGAAGGTTACACAATAAAGGATGTAGTAGATGGCAATATTCCAGTAGAACAACAATTATTTTGTCAAGAAGTAGTAGAGTTATCTGCAATGGAATTAAATACATATTTGGAAGCCAAGTCACAAGTGATGGCAGCTAACATAATGAACAAACACTGGGATCGTCCATATTTCAGCCAAACAAGGAATATTAGCTTAAAAGGTATGTCAGGCGCATTACAAGAAGATGGTCATTTATCAGCTAGTGTTACATTAATTGAAGCAATACGTTTTTTGAATCAATCTCAACAAAACCCCTCAGTGTTGGAGATGTATGAACAAACTAAGAGGCAGAAGGCTATGGCACGGATTGTTAGAAAATACCAGAGAACAGAAGCTGATCGTGGATTTTTTATAACTACTTTACCAACCAGAGTGAGATTAGAGATAATAGAGGATTATTTTGATGCAATAGCTAAAGTAGTCCCTGAAGAGTATATATCATATGGAGGAGAGCGGAAGATATTAAATATTCAACAGGCACTTGAAAAGGCATTAAGATGGGCTTCAGGTGAAAGTGAGATTCAAATTAGTATGGGACAGGTCATTAAACTAAAACGGAAGTTAATGTATGTTAGTGCAGATGCAACAAAATGGTCCCCAGGAGATAACTCTGCGAAATTCCGAAGATTCACCCAGGCATTACACGATGGTCTACGAGATGATAAATTAAAGAGGTGTGTAGTGGATGCCTTACGGAATATATATGAAACTGATTTTTTCATGTCTAGGAAGTTACATCGATATATCGATGGTATGGATGATTTATCTGAATTTGTAGAAGATTTTTTATCATTCTTTCCAAATAAAGTATCTGCTGCTATCAAAGGAAATTGGCTGCAAGGAAATCTAAACAAGTGCTCATCATTATTTGGTGCAGCAGTTTCCCTGCTATTTAGAAAAATCTGGAGCCTTCTTTACCCAGAACTGGACTGCTTCTTTGAGTTTGCACACCATTCTGACGATGCATTGTTTATCTATGGTTATCTTGAACCTACTGATGATGGAACTGAATGGTTTAGATTTGTAACACAACAGATACAAGCTGGGAATCTCCATTGGTATGCAGTCAATCAAGAGATGTGGAAGAGTATGTTTAACCTTCATGAACATATTTTATTGATGGGTTCCATCAAAATATCGCCTAAAAAGACTACAGTATCCCCAACTAATGCAGAATTCCTATCAACATTTTTTGAAGGATGTGCAGTTTCGATCCCTTTTATAAAAATACTATTGGGCTCTCTGTCTGATTTACCAGGGTTAGGTTATTTTGATGATTTGGCTGCTGCACAGAGTAGATGTGTTAAAGCGCTTGATATGGGGGCCTGTCCTCAATTAGCACAGCTAGGGATTGTTTTGTGCACAAGCAAAGTTGAACGATTGTATGGCACAGCTACAGGGATGGTAAATAATCCAACTTCCTTTTTAAAAGTAGAAAGATCATCAATACCTATCCCATTAGGTGGTGATGGCTCGATGTCTATCATGGAACTTGCTACAGCAGGGATAGGCATGGCTGACAAGAATGTCTTAAAGAATGCATATATTTCGTTTAAACATACTAAAAGAGATAGTGATCGTTATATATTGGGTTTATTTAAATTCCTTATGAGTCTAAGTGATGATGTATTCCAACACGATCGATTAGGTGAATTCAGCTTTGTGGGCAAAGTTCAGTGGAAAGTCTTTACTCCTAAATCAGAGTTTGAATTCTTTGATCAATATTCGTCGAAGTACTTGCAGTTATGGACTGAACAACATCCTGTCTATGACTATATCATTCCGCGTGGGAGGGATAATCTATTAGTCTATTTGGTTAGAAAGTTAAATGACCCAAGTATAGTGACAGCTATGACTATGCAATCACCACTTCAACTAAGATTCAGGATGCAAGCTAAGCAGCATATGAAAGTATGTAGGTTAAACGGTGAGTGGGTAACTTTTAGGGAGGTACTTGCAGCTGCTGATTCATTTGCACAGAGTTTCAAACCATCACAAAGTGATATGGAATTGTTTCAAACTCTAGTTAATTGTACTTTTTCAAAGGAATATGCATGGAGGGATTTCTTGAATGAGGTGAAGTGTGAAGTGTTAACAACAAGACAAGTGCATAGACCAAAAGTTGCTAGAACCTTTACAGTTAAAGAAAGAGATCAAGCAATTCAAAATTCAATAACAGCTGTAATTGGATATAAATACGCTAATAAAGCTGATGAAATAAGTGATGTGTTGGACAGTGCAGTACATCCAGATTCCCTTTCAACAGACTTACAGGTAATGAGGGAGGGTGTCTATAGAGAACTGGGTCTGGATATAAACTATCCTAATGTTCTTAAACGTGTAGCTCCACTTTTGTATAAATCAGGAAAGTCAAGAGTGGTAATAGTACAGGGAAATATAGAGGGTACTGCAGAGTCAATTTGCAGTTATTGGTTGAAAACTATGTCTTTAGTTAAGACCATCAAAGTTAGACCCAAAAAAGAAGTGTTGAAGGCTGTGTCGTTGTTTAGTAAAAAGGAAAAGATTGGGGATTTAACTCACCTTGCAGCTACAAGATTATGTATTGATGTTTGGAGGTGGTGTAAAGCTAATGAACAAGATCCTAAGGCATGGTTAAGTGCTCTTTACTTTGAAGGTAGGACTTTGATGCAATGGGTAGATGTGTTCCTTGATAAAGGTGTAGTTCCAGTTGACCCAGAAATCCAATGTATGGGTTTAATGATTTATGATCTGACTGGACAAAAAAATCTATTGCAAATGCAAGCTAACAGAAGGGCTTATTCTGGTAAGCAGTATGATGCCTATTGTGTTCAGACATATAATGAGGAAACTAAATTGTATGAGGGGGATTTAAGGGTAACATTTAACTTCGGAATTGATTGTGCTCGATTGGAGATTTTTTGGGACAAGCAGGATTACTTGCTAGAGACATCAATAACCCAAAGGCATGTTTTGAAAATCCTGATGGAGGAAGTGACAAAAGAATTATTAAGATGTGGGATGAGATTTAAGACTGAACAAGTAAATTCTTCTAGAAGTGTTGTTCTTTTTAAGACAGATGCAGGCTTTGAATGGGGTAAGCCCAATATCCCTTGTATTGTGTTTAGGAATTGTGCATTACGTACTGGGCTTAGAGTTCGTCATCCTATTAATAAATCATTTACTATTACTATACAAGCAGGTGGTTTTCGGGCAATGGCACAACTTGACGAGGAGAATCCCAGGTTCTTATTGGCACATGCTTATCACAATTTAAAAGATATCAGGTATCAAGCATTACAAGCCATAGGAAACATCTGGTTTAAAACACAACAGCATAAATTGTTTATAAATCCTATCATTTCTGCTGGACTTCTAGAGAATTTTATGAAAGGGCTGCCTGCTGCCATTCCACCTGCAGCCTATTCACTAATTATGAACAAAGCTAAAATATCAGTAGATTTATTTATGTTTAATGAATTGCTTGCATTAATAAACCCAAAAAATGTTTTAAACTTAGATGGGATCGAGGAAACAAGTGAAGGATACAGTACTGTCTCAACTATTTCAAGCACACAATGGTCTGAAGAGGTAAGTTTGGTTATGGATGATAGTGATGATGAAGACCAACCTGATTACACAATTGACCTAGATGATATTGATTTCGAAACAATTGATCTGAAAGAAGATATTGAGCATTTTCTACAAGATGAATCTGCATATACTGGTGATTTGTTGATACAGACTGATGACACTGAGATAAAAAAGTTAAGAGGAATGACAAGAATATTAGAGCCTATAAAATTGATAAAAAGTTGGGTTTCAAAGGGTCTTTCAATTGAAAAAGTTTACAGCCCTGTTGGTATTATTTTGATGGCTAGATATATGTCTAAGCACTATGATTTTAATAAAGCTCCACTATCACTATTAAATCCTTATGACCTAACAGAATTTGAGAGTATTGTTAAGGGCTGGGGTGAGTGTGTAAATGATAGGTTTATTGAGTATGATCATGAGGCAGAAAGAAAAGTCAAGGAAGAAAAAATACAACCAGAAGATGTCCTCCCGGATTCCCTTTTCTCCTTCAGACATGCTGATATTCTTCTTAGGAGGTTGTTCCCAAAGGATTCAGCTGCTTCATTTTATTAATAATGAGTACTATTTGTTGCTCTTTTCTCGGAGCATACTACTA